CCAATGATTATGCAGCGACCGAGAAAACATTGCTAAGTATTTCAGGGTTTAACCGAAACGGCCACAAGGCCTACTGCGAAGAGTGCTATGAAAGCCTAATGAGCAAAGAGCCAGCGTTCTAAATATTCCGAACTTACAGCCCCGCCGAGTGCGGGGCTTTTCTTGTGTTGGGGCGAAGCGACACATGCCAGATACTCACAATTGCGAGCAGCGGCGGCAACAGCTGCACCATCGCCAGCAAGAGCGGAAATCTTGCACAAGCCAACTCGCGCAGTGAAGCGCGGCAAAAAAACACTGACTAAGAAAGGTCGAGACATGGCAGACACAGAAGAGACACCGACACCCGAACCCGAGACGGCTCCAACGCCTGAATCAGCGCCAGAGCCCACACCCGAACCCGAAGCAGCACAAGCGCCTACTCCTGCACCAGCAGGCAGCACCGTGAACCGCAATAAGTACGAGCGCGACTTGGGAAAAGCTAAGGCCGAAAACGACCAGCTTAAGGCGGAACTAGAAGGCTACAAGGGGCTCAAGGCTGAATTCGAGGCGTGGAAAGCAAGCCAAGAGCAAGCCGAGACTGACAGCGCACTTAAAAAAGCGGGTTGTCACGACACCGTGGCCGCTCGTGCACGATTGTCGGAGTTTGACGGTGATATAGACAAATTAAAAGAAGCTGCGCCGTATCTGTTCAATTCGACCGCAAACGATAAAGGTACAGGGGGCAACCCCAAAGGTAACCCGTCAGCCGAAGACGAGCGCACCAAACATATGCGCGAGCTGATGGGTCTTGAGACTAAGTAAGGAGCCTAATCATGGCCAACGCAATTACATTGCCTAAAGGCATACAAACAATTCTGGACGAGGTTTACAAGCAAGCATCCGTAACAACGGTATTGAATTCTGCACCTGCGAGCCTTCGCCCAACTTCTAATGCTAAAGAGTTCTGCTATCCACAGATTGAGGTTGGCGGCCTTGGCGATTACGACCGCAACAGTGGATACACTGCAAACAGCGGCGTAAAGCTTGACTGGGTAACCGTTACAGCTGACTACGACCGTGGCACTAAAATCATGGTTGATGTTATGGACAATCAAGAATCCTTCGACCTTGCCTTTGGTCAGGCCGCTAACGCGCTTTTGCGTAACCATGTTGCGCCAGAAGCTGACGCGTGGACTTTTGCTAAATTGTGCGCTGTAGAGGGTGTAACCTCCGACACCGCATCCATCACTGGCGGCGAGCAGTTCCTAGAAGCACTCTTGACTGCCACGACCAAGATGGACGAGGACGAGGTTCCAGAAGAGCAACGTGTGTTGTTCGTTACGCCTACTCTTTTGAAGAGCGTTAAAGCACTCGACACTACCAAGTCTCGTGAAGCATTGGATGGTTTCTCTAGCATCATCAAAGTGCCACAGGCTCGCTTCTACACCGCAATTGACTTGCTTGATGGCCGTACAAGCGGCGAGATTGACGGCGGTTGGAAGGCAGCTACAGGTGCTAAACCAGTGAACTTCATCATCGCTCACACACCAGCAGTTATCAAATACGACCGCCACGTTGCAGGCCCTACTGTTATCTCTGCTGATGCTAACCCTGATGCAGACGCTGACATCGTTAAGTACCGCAAATACGGCGTGCTGGATGTATACAAGAACAAGCGTGCTGGTATTTATGTATCTCACCAATAAGGAGCAAGCATGAAGACCGTAGGTATAACTTATGACGAGGTAGAGCCAGAAGGCGAAGCACCAGTCGAAGAGACTAAAGAGCCAGAAGGCGAAGCACCAGTCGAAGAGACTAAAGAGCCAGAAGGCGAAGCACCAGCTAAGCCCAAGCGCAGCAAGAAAGGCGAATAACATGGACATCGTTGTTACCGAGACTGAATACGCTCAATACGGGCGCGACTTAGTTGCATCCGACATGATCGCGTCAACGCTAGCCTACGCTCAAAGCGTGGTTGATGAGGTTGTCGGTAACAACGAGCCTGTTTGTGACGACGATTCAGTGGCTTACATTCGCGCTGTGTGCGCCGTAGCAGACATAGACGCAAGCTACAATTACTCGCGCGGTAGCATGGAAGGAATCACGTCTGCTAAAGTCGGCGATTTCTCGGTTAGCTACAGCAACGATGGCGCCACAACCTATACGCGCGATGTGGCTCAAGCGATTAGACGCGAGCTCGCTGGCACAGGCCTTATGTATTCGGGGGTGCACTAATGCAGGGTATCCCCGTTAACATGATGGGAGACAGCGCAGAGGTACGCACACCGCTAGATACTCACACCAACTACGGCGGTGAGTTTAGTGCGGCTATGACGCTTGCTCCTGTGCTCTTCCAGCAGAACCAAGACGCTATCGGCAACGGCTATGCGCTAGCTAGTGGCGTTAAAGGCAAGCTGTTTATTGACGCTACTAATACGGTTGGAGCGTTTGAGTTGCCAGTCGGAACGCTTGTTCGTATCAATAACGAAGACTCCGAAAGCTGTGTTACTAAATGTACAGCTTGTAAAGCGTTTGGTCGCATACACCACTGGGAGTGTGAGTTGTCGTGACGGTTACAGTCAACCTAAGCGGCCTTGAAAAGATGGTGTCTACAAGCGAGCAGACCAACCGCCTTGAGCTCGTATCTATGAGAGCCGCGCTAGGTATGCGCAAATATGTGCCACAAGACGAGTCTACCCTTCGCAGTAGCGAGCCTAGCAACTCCAAATACAAGCAGGGTTTGCTTATATGGAATACGCCTTATGCGGCCGCGCAGTATTACGTGGCCATGAATCACACCACAGCTGGCACAACCGACCACTGGGACGAACACTTCATGCGCGATTATGGCGACGACTTAACAGACTATGCGCAGTCGCTATTCAAGGGGGAATAAATGTACACAGAGGAATCTTTCGACCTGCTAGAAGTCATCCAAGATATGCTCGAGCGCGAGCGCGTTGGCACTGTGTTTTTATCGATGCCAGACGCGCGCGTACATGCAGAAGCTATCGTGCTTGGCTTCGGTCTTAACGACACCGATGTGGCATTTTATGATTCCGACACCATAGAGACATATCGCGTAACTGTAAGCGTGCGCATGATCAATCAAGCACAAGGCCAAAACATAGCCGACAAGATTCGTTCAGCGCTTATGCGCGAGTCGCTGGACTCTAAAAACGGCTCTTATGAGTATGAAAGTCGCCAAGTAGACCTTCCCATACCTGTTCCATGGGATGCTTCAGGGCGCTTCATCTGGACAGTAGAAGCAAGGATTAAAGTACTAAGAAAGGAATGGTTCTAATGAGCGATTTAGGATACGCGCAGAACTACACCAATATTCTTGAGGTTAACATCACGCCGAACGAGGCTACCGAGACTTGGGCGTGGGTAGGACCCGGCATTAACAACATCACCAACGACGCTTCGGAAGAGACTTCAGAAGACGAGTTCTACGACTCCGAAGGCAACACCGAAACCGAGGTAACTAAGCTTACTCGTGGTTTCAGCCCTGAAGGTTATCGTCGCTTTACTGACGACTTCCAAAATTTCGTTGCTGGTATCGCAGACCTCACAGGCGAGGACCGCCGCACCCAATACCGCATTACTTCGCCTAATGGCCAAGTGAAACAGGCCAATTGCACCATCAAAGACATTAAAGTTGATGCACCTGATGGAGCACCTTCCGACCGTATGCCATTCAGCTGTTCAATCGCCCAAAATGGCGCATTTACTGATGTAACGCCTGCGGCTGGCACGTCTTTGCCAGAGAGCGTTAACGCCACCATCGCAGCGCTCACCGTTAAGAAGTCTGTAACAGTGACACCTACAGTTACACCTTCTACAGCATCTCAACGTTGCTTGTTTAGTGTAAGTGATGATTCCATCGCAACTATTACCAATGACGGCGTGCTTACAGGTGTTGCCGCTGGCAAAGTTAAGGTCCGCATCAAGTGTGCTGCCAAACCATCTGTATATACAACTGTCGAGGTTGACGTCAAGACCAGCTAAAAGCAGCTGCACGCGACACATAACCGAATATATGCTTAGGCCGTGGGGACGCGCAGCCCGCGGCCTTCTTTTTATGGCGCGTATGAAAAGAAGGGCATATATCATGGGCAAAAAAGGAAACAATAGCAGAAGGCATACAGTCAAGATTGTTAAGAACTCTCTTGTTCCAATTGATGTCGACATCGAAGGTGAAATTGTCACATTGCATGTCGATA